TTAGTTATGTCAATCCTGATTGGTATGATAGTAAAGGCGAACTTATAATATAAATAAATAGGAGAAACAATGTCAGAAGACACACAGGTTAATCAACCGAAAAATGATGTTCAGGAAGCTGAAGTTAAACAAACTCAAACTGACGAGAAACCAACACCAACATTTAATCAAGAAGATGTAGATAGAATTGTCAAGCAAAGACTAGAAGCTGAGAAGTCTAAGCATCAAAGAATGTTAGACGAAGCTAAGAAACAAGAAGAAGAAATACTTAAAGAAAAAGAAATACAGGAAGCAAAAACAAAAGCTGATCTTGAAAATCTTATGAAACAAAGAATAGCTGATAAAGACAAAGAGTTAGCTGATTGGAAAGCTAAAGTAAAAACGATTAATGTAGATAACTCTATATTATCTTTAGCTTCTAAGAACAATGCTATTGCTCCTGACCAAGTAGTATCTTTGCTAAAGAATGAAGTTAATTATAATGATGATGGTAGAATAGAAATACTTGATAATAATAAGAACATACGATACAACCCAAAAGGGGAACTATTAACGATAGAAGATAGAGTTAAAGAGTTTTTAGATGCTAACCCACATTTCCGAAAAGGGTCTTTGTCAGGCACAGGTAGTCAGAGTAGCATCGAGGGTAAAACTGTAAAACCATTTAATATTCAGGATTTAGATATGAGCAAAGCAGAAGATCGTAAGAAGTATGCAGAATATCGCAAACAAAGAGACTCTGCTCCTGTTCAGATTAATTTAAACAATAAATAATAAAGGTAAAATAAAATGGCAAACGAAAGCACAAGTTCTACACTCTCGGAACTATATACTGAGATTGTAGCAGAAGCATTATTCGTAGCATCAGAGCAATCAACTATGAGACCTCTAGTACGAAACTATGCAATAACAGGTGGTGGTAAGTCAGTAGAAGTTCCAATTTATGGAACTGTATCAGCTTCAGCAGTATCAGAAGCTTCTGATTTATCTAACACAGCTATCAACCCAACTTCTGTGACTATCACAGCAAGTGAAGTTGGTATTATGACAACTTTAACTGATTTAGCAAGAAACTCAGCACCTAGAAATGTTGCTGGAGATATTGGTAGATTATTTGGAGAAGCAATCGCTAAAAAAATTGACACAGATTTAACTGCGTTATTTGATGGTTTCTCTACAGAAGTTAATGATGGAACAGCAGTTCTAAGTGCATCTAATGTATTCAATGCAGTAGCACTACTTAGAAAAAATGCAGTTCCAATGTCTGATCTAGCTGGTGTATTTCATCCATTAAATGCGTTTGATTTAAAAAGTAATTTAACAAACACATTTGTAGGTAGAGATACAGAATTATCAAACGAAGCTTTAAGAACAGGTTTTGTTGGTAATGTAGCTGGTGTTCCAATATTTGAAACTTCAAATATGGCTGACAACTCAGGCAATAATCCAGGTACAACAGGAGATTACAAAGGTGCAATCTTCCATAGAGATGCGTTAGCATTGGCTATGATGCAAGACCTAAAAATCGAAACTCAAAGAGATGCGTCTCTAAGAGCAGACGAGATTGTAGCAACTGCTGTATATGGTACAGGAGAACTTAACGATAGTTATGGTGTTGAATTAAACGTAGATTCATCAATCCAATAATCGTACTTTTATCAGGGAGAGAAATCTCCCTGATAATCAATAGGAGAATTTATGAACATTAGATTAACAAATGGTAAAAAAACTATAACAAGAGCAAAAGACCAATACGAAGCTAATATTAAACATTTTACATCAAGAGGTTTTACTCCTGTTGATGAAGTAAAAAAAGAAATTAAAAAAGCGACAGTAAAAGACATTTCTGATAAAGTAGTTGAACTTAAACCCAAGAAAAGAAAAACAAGGAAAAAGAAATGAACAAATTTATAATGATGAAAGCTAAGAAGTGGTCAAAGTGGGTATGGGTAAAAGCTAAAAATAACCCAATGTACTCAATACCATTAGTTTTAATTGTAGCTTATTTTATTTGGAAGTAGTTTATGGCTAATTATACAGGTGCAAATGTTATAACTGCAAGTGATGTCACTAAGTATCAACCTGATGCTTTTGGTTTTGGTATTGCTTCAACTGATACTGAAGCTGTTAATTTCTTTGCACAAACAACAAATGATATTCTAAGACAGCTTAGAGTAGAGTGGTGGCAAACTTACAAAACAAATATATTTACAGATATTACAGTATTAAATACTGCCGAGATGGTAGATACTAAAGTTAATTTAGATCAGTTTGAGAGGGCTGGTGTATATCTATTTCTAGGTAGATTCTTTTGTCCAGCATTAACTAAATTTAGACCTGAGACAGAGAAAGACAGATTTGAAAGAATGGCTGAGTATTATATGTCAGAGTACAACAAAGAATGGAGAACAATCTTAGAAGATGGTGTTGAGTATGATGAGACAGGAGATGGCACTATACAAGTTTCTGAAAGAGAGCCTTTACATGGATTTAGAAGATTGACTAGATAATGGCTTTAGATTTAAAGATTAAAACTAACGCACAACAAATATCCAAAAGATACAGCAGATTACAAAGTAAATTTCCAAGAATAATTGATAAAGGATTATTACAGGCTGGTTTTCACTTGCTTGACATTATAAGAACAAAAACAGCTAAAGGTATTGATTTTAGAAATGTACCATTTGCACAATACTCTGAGTCTTATAGAAAACAATTACAGAGAGAGGGTAAGCCACTTAAAGTAGATTTGTTTTATTCAGGAAGAATGTTAGGTGCTTTAACTCCATCAAGTAGAACAATTAAGAAAACAGGAACAAATAAAATATCAGTAGGTTTCTCAAATGCACAAATGAGACAGAGAGCATTATTTAATCAAGTATTAAATACACCAAAAAGAGAATTTTTTGGCTTTAATGATAGAACAGAAAAGATTATAAGTAAGCAATTCAACAGATTTATAGAAAAAGAATTACAGAAGTTTAAATTATGAGTGTACGAGAAAATATTGCATCAAACCTTTTATCAACTATATCAGGTATAAGTAGCCCAATAACAATTAAAAAAGCTACAAGACAACCATTTCAATTAGACGAATTATCAGACAAACAATACCCAGCAGTAATAGTTCAAACATCTGAAGAAACTAGAGAAGATGCTGAGATGGGAAGTGGTGCTAAAACAAGAATAGGTACTATTGATTTTGTTATACTTGGTTTTGTTAAGGGTGCTGAAGTTAATATTGATACTAAAAGAAATCAATTAATTACAGCTATTGAAACAGAGTTAGAATCTGATATTACAAGAAGTGGCAACGCACTTGATACAGAAATCACAAGTGTAGAAACAGACGAGGGTACATTGTTTCCTATTGGTGGTATTAGAATGGTTGTTAGATGTACTTATGAGTTCCAAGCTGGAACACCATAAACAAGGAGAAGATATGGCTAGTAAAGATAAAATTATTGATAAGATAGAAAAGAAGATAGATAGTATTGAGAAATTGCATGACAAAGAATCAATGTTATGTGAAGAAGTGAAAGACTTACTTGCTGATCTGAGAGACCAAGAGGAAGATGAGAAGTGGGAAGATGACTCAGGAGATGATTTTGATGAAGATATGGATGACGAAGATATTGACGATGAAGAAGAAAACTAATATAAACAAATTAATTATAGGAGAATAAAATGGCAGTACATCATGGAAAAGAGGGCGAAGTAGTAGTAGGTGGGTCAGCAGTTGGCGAACTTACATCTTTCACTCTTGAAACAACAGGAGATGTTGTTGAATCTACACAAATGTCAGATGGTGCTAAAAGTTTCATAGCTGGTAGAACATCATTTTCAGGTACTTTAGAAATGCACTTTGACGAAACAGATAGTGTTCAAACTCAATTAACTGCTGGGTCAAGTGTCACTTTTAAATTATTACCTGAGGGAAGTTCAACAGGAGACAGAAAATTTGAGGGTGCTGGTATAATTACAGGTATGTCTGTATCACAGCCTTTAGATGGTATTGTTGCTAGAAATGTGACTTTTCAAGGAACAGGTGCTTTGACAATAGGAACTGAATAATCATAATTTATGTCAGTTATAGATAGAGTTAAATCTCATTTTGAGACTTTACAGACTATTACTATTGAAGTTCCTGAATGGAAAGACGAAGCTGGTAATCCATCAATATTTTATTCTGAGCCTTTAACACTTGAAGAAAAAAACATAATCTTTAAAAAATCAAATAATTTTCAAGATTTAACTGTTCTTGTAGATTTGTTAATTATGAAACTTCAAGTTAAAGATGAAAAAGGTAATCTTAAAAAAGCTTTTAAATTAGAAGATAAATTTGAATTAAGAAGAAACGCAGATTCAAATGTTATTGCAACAATTTCCAATAAAATACTTTTAGACACCTCATTTGAGGAAGCCGAAAAAAAGTAAATAGCGACCCTGAGATAAGGTCGCTTTTAGCAGTAGCAGACAGACTTCACATAACAGTACAAGAGGTTTTAGATATGCCTGTAAGCCATTATAATCTTTGGTTAGCTTACTTGAAAAAAGAGCAAGATGAGTATAAAACTCAACAAAGGCTTTCTAAAATAAGGAACTAATAATGGCAAATCAAAGACTACTCATTGACATAATTGCAAATGATAAAACTAAACAAGCCTTAGGTGGTTTGCAAAAAGGTCTTGCTAGAGTAAAACAATCAGTATTTAATTTAAGAAACGCATTTATAGGTCTTGGTGCTGGAGTAGTTATAAAAGGATTTATAGATGCTGGAATACAAATAGAAAATCTTGAAGTACAATTAAACGCATTATTTGGCTCTGCTAGAGAGGGAAAAAAGGCATTAAAAGAAGTCACAGACTTTGCATCAGGCACACCATTTGAACTTAAAAATATTCAACAAGGTATTACAGCATTAGCAACGATTAGAAAACAAGCAGAAGAAAATGGTGTTTCATTTCAAGAACTTTTAAAAATTACAGGTAATACAGCAACAGTATTAGGTGGAGATTTTGCATTAGCATCTTTACAAATTCAAAGATCATTTAGTGCTGGTATATCAAGTGCCGAACTCTTTAGAGAGAGAGGTGTTAAAGCTATGGCTGGATTTAAAGAGGGAGTCAGTATTAATGCTAATGAATCAATAAAAGGTTTAGCAAAAGCATTTGGTACAGGTGGAGAATTTGGAAATCTAATAGATGATTTAAGTAAAACTTTATTTGGTACAATATCAAACTTAAAAGATGCTTTCTTTATATTCCAAGTAGAAGTTTCTAAAGGTTTCTTTGAAGCATTAAAAAGTAATTTAGGAGATTTAAAAAAGACAGTAGAAGATAATAGAAAAGAGATTGCAGAGTTTGGACAAGTAATTGGGTCAGGTTTAAGTTCAGTAATTAGTGGAACAGCAAAAACAGTTAAATTTTTAAAAGATAATATAGATTTTATTACTGAAGCATTTAGATTATTTATAGCTTTAAGAGTGGTAGCTTATTTCCATAGTTTAGCAGTAGCGATAGGTGTTGTGAATACAGCTATGTTAGGATTAAACGCAACAGTTAGAAAAAATTTGTTAATAGGAACAACAGTTGTAATCTTATCTCAGTTAGACAAAATTATAGCAAAAATTAAAGAAGTAATAGCTGGGTTTAGAAAAATGGCAACAGACTCAGAGTTAGAAAAACCTGAGCATCATGCAGAGGGCATGGTAATAAAATTTGGTAGGGTAGAAACTATAACAGAAGCAATAAGAAGAAATTTTTTAAGTATTTTTAGTTCTTTAAGAGATGCAAACTCAGGAGCAATAAAAGAGATGCAAGGTAAAATGACATCTATTGGAAATACTATTGGACAAGGATTAAATCAAGGTATTAAAAAATTTTCAGATGCTTTAGCAGAATCAGTTATTTTAGGAAAAAATTTACAAGAGACTATGCAAAATTTAGCACAGACAGTTATGGTTAAACTATTGTCATTTACTATTGAGTTAATTTTAAGAAAACAAGTAGAGTTAATTTTAGAACAAAAGAAAACAAATGAATTAAGGTCTCAAACAACAGAACTTAAAAGGCAAATGGCTTTTAAAATGTTTAGTAGTTTTATGGGTATGCCAATGATGGCTAGTGGAGGAGCAGTAAGTAAAGGTCAGCCTGTTGTAGTTGGAGAAAGAGGTGCTGAGGTATTTGTTCCAAATAGCACAGGTCAAATTACACAATCAGCTAGAGGTACAAGTGGTGGTGGAGTAAATGTGAACTTTACAATTAACACAATAGATTCAAGAGGATTTAGTGATGCTTTACAAGAGAACAGAGGTACTATAACAGGAATAATAAACAATGCTTTAGCAGAAAAAGGAAGAAGTGAGTTAATATAATGGCTGGTGCGTTTCCAATATCAACATCTAAATTTCAAACACTTGGTATTAAGTCTGTTCAGAATACAATTATATCAAAATCCATCTCAGGAAAAAAACTAACAAGACAAGTAGATAATCAAAGATTTGGCTTTACAGCTAGAATAATTACAGCAAAAAGATCAGATGTTTATGGAGAACTGATGGCTTTTATAATTAAGCAAAGATCAGGTAAAGAAAACTTTACTATTATTCCACCTGAAATAGAAGATGCTAGAGGTAATGTTAGTGGTACTGTTCTTGTAAATGGTGTTCACGCAGTTGGAGACACTACAATAGATATTGATGGCATGACAGGAACATTGAAAGCTGGAGACTTTGTAAAATTTGCATCACATAATAAAGTTTATATGGTAGTTGCAGACGCAACAGCCGATGGGTCAAACGAAGCAACGATTACAATAGAGCCACCTTTAATAACAGCTTTGACAAATGATTCTGTTGTCACTTACGATAATGTACCTTTTACTGTTCATCTAATAAACGATATTCAAGAATTTGGTACTGTAGGTGCAGATAAAGATGGTAATGTTTTATATCAATTTGAGTTGGATGTTGAAGAAACTCTTTAATGAAAAAATACAAGATTACACACTTAATTAGTGCAGACTTTGAAGCTAC